AAGTGCTGAGTGAATATAACAAAAACATACAAAAGTTTGAAACAGAACATTCTAAAAGAGCTGGCACTAGAGCTAGAAACAATCTTTTAGAAGTCTGGCATATATGTAAGGCTAGACGTAAAGAAATTCTTGCCAAACAAAAGGAAATAGGTTCTATGTATGAACATCCAAGTTGGCACGGAATAGAAGAAGGAGACTGATATGGCTATGCGTGGCGGTAAAAAGAAAAAGAAAACTAGAGGCGGCAAAAAGAAGAAGTAAGCCTCATTATAAACGGCTTTTTGTAGTATTTTACTAAATAATACTACAAAACATACTGCTATTTGAGGGCAGGTGGTAGAACTCAACCAATAAGAAAGAGGAACGAATATGGACGCAGAACAAGCGGTAAACGATACGGAGACAACTGCTTCTCCAACAGAACAGCAGGCAGTGACACAGGAAAAGGCAGAAAATTTACTTTCACAAGACGATGTTAATCGCATTGTTGCAGAAAGGGTTGCTAGAGAAAAAGCAAAGTTTGAAAAGAAATATTCAGGCGTTGATTTAGATCTATACAACAGTATGATAGAAGAAAAGGAACAGGCTCGCCAAAAAGATATGGAAGAGCGTGGACAGTATGAAAAACTAATGCAAGAGCAAGCTGAAAAGTTCAACTCTAAAATTAATTCATACCAACAAGAACTTCAATCTATCAAGGTAGACGGTGCTCTACTAAATGAGGCAAGTAGCCAAAAGGCAATTAATCCTCAGCAGGTAGTAAGCCTATTGAAAAACCAAGTTCGTCTAAATGACGCTGGTGGAGTAGATGTTGTAGACAGCAACGGACAGGTGCGTTATGATGACAATGGTAATCCATTATCACCAAACAACCTAATTAAAGAATTTTTGAATGCCAATCCGCATTTTGTTCAAGCAGGACCAAGTGGTTCAGGCACTGGACAAGGCGTAGGAAAACAAACTCCTGTGGTAGACAACGACATATCCAAATTGGATATGAATAACCCTAATCATCGCAAGCAATATGCTGAAATAATGCGAGCAAAAGGGGTTAGACTTTAACATTGCTAACTTAAGGAGACATAACAATGGCAAATGAAGCAACCAGTGCTGTTCTATCCGAACTGTATTCCAATATTGTTCAGGCGGCACTTTACACATTATCAGAGCAGACAGTAATTCGTCCTCTAGTAAGAAACTACGATATGAGCGGAACACCAGGCTTAACAGCACAGGTTCCAATCTATCCATCAATTGCGGCGGCTGGAGTAGCTGACGGAACTGATTTATCTAACACAGCTTTCAACACAACTTCTAAAACTATCACAGCGGCAGAAGTAGGTGTTATGGTTGAACTAACTGACTTAGCGGCAGAGTCAGCAACAGACGATGTTGCGGCGGCTATCGGACGTCAGATTGGTGCGGCTATGGCTGAAAAAGTTGACACAGACTTAGCGACTAACTTCGCTAACTTCTCTAATGTTATCAACAAAGCAGAAGCGGCTGTGACTGTAGAAGATATCTTCAAGGCGGCGGCTACACTAAGAGCTAACAAAGCAAACCAAAACGGTGGTTTTGTTGCAGTTCTTCACCCATATCAGACATATGATCTAAAAGCACAGCTAACAAACTCAGGTGCAACTATGTCACACTCACTAAGTGACGTAGGTAATCAGGCATTGTTAGACGGCTTTGTAGGTCGTATCGCTGGCGTTGACATCTTTGAATCAACTGTAATTGACGGTGATTCAGCAGGTGCATACGCAGGTGCTGTTATGACTCAAGACGCACTTGGCTATATGGTTAAGCGTAATATGCGTATTGAAACAGAGCGTAATGCTTCTAAGCGTAGCTTAGAAATCGTAGGTTCTATGGCATACGGAACAGCAGAACTGTTCGACCAGTATGGCGTAGCAATCCTTTCAGACGCTACAGCTTTAGTATAATCTAAACGACACAGAATAGGGCGTGTTTTCACGCCCTATTTCTTTATTCATATAAATACTATAGTGAAGAAGGACTTCACACAATTACGATAGAGGAGGACTCTATGGCTATAACACTCGCAACCATAGATGATGTCGTTCTATATGAACCAGACATCGAAAATTACGGAATTCCAGACTTTGATGCAGATATCGCACGAGCACAATCAGATGTGTTTCGTGATTTGCGTATTCGTTGGTGGCCCACTCAGCAGATTGGGTTATACGATGTAAAATATGTTGCGGGCGGCGATGTAGAACCAGATGAGGATCTATACACTGCCAGTCAATTAACACGAGCCTGTGTTTATCAAGCACTAGGGTTTCATATCTATCCAAAATTATCACGCTTTGAACCAGATGTAGATGTCTTTGAAAGAAAGATGGAGCACTACAGACAAGAGTATGAGCGTGAATTAGATTTAGTGTTGAGAGACGGCGTAGAGTATGATTTGGATTCATCTGGAACAGTCACGGACCAGGAAAAACAAGCTACACACTTCTTACGCCTTAAAAGGTAGTAGGATATGAGTGTAAGAAATGATATTGCCGACGATATAGCTGAAGTCCTTAAAGATATGAGAAAGCCTCGTCCTGTGTTAGTCACACGAGAGCCTTTCGATGTTGAAAAATTAGCAATCACTCAATTTCCAGCAATACTAATACAAACAGGTGCAGAAGAACGCGATACTGAAAGTATGGGCGAAGAAGGATTTCGTCGTGGCACAATTACTTTCACCCTAAGAGGTTATGTGCGTGGCACTGAATTAGATTTTAAACGCAATGAATTTATAGAAGCAATTGAAGAACAACTTGACACTGACAGATACAGACTAAAAGGATCTAGTGTGGTGCAAAATTCACAGATTGTTTCAGTAGATGTAATAGAAAGGTTGCCTCCTTTAGCAGAATTTACAATGACATATGAAGTCACATATTTCTTTGTTAGAGGCACCGCATAAAGGAGATGACTATGAAAATGATTAAAGGCAAACGCACCAAAGAAGTTCAAGACAACAAACTGGTGCGTGATTTAGAGAAACAAGGTTGGGAAAAGGCAGATGCACCTGCAGAGGTAAAAGCAGTTCTTAAACCAACAAAGGTATTCACTGAAGTCCTAGAAGAGGATGAAAGCGAAGCGGTGGAGGCGACGCCCACTGAAAATGAAGAAGCGTCCAACTAACTAAAAGGAGACTATTATGGCTGTAAGCGGAATCTTAACAGGAAATAATGGCGTAATCAAGATTGATGATGCGGACGGCTCCCTAACTTCGGTTGCGGCGGTTCGTTCATTTTCAATTGAAATTACTTCAGACACTATCGAGACATCAACAATGACTACTGATGCTCGCACATATGTAAAAGGTATGAGTTCGTTCTCAGGAACTGCTGAAATCTTTTACGATGGGGACGAATTCCCAACTGCTGACGCAAGTGGGCAATTGGCTGGATTCAATCCAACACTAGAAGCAGTAGGGCACGACCCATACACTATCGAAGTGTATCCAGATGAAGCAAATCATTCAGGCACTAAGTGGAGTGGCGAAATGATTATCACTGGTATGACAATCAACTCATCTATGGATGGTATGATTGAAGCAAGTATTTCTTTCCAAGGCAGTGGTGCACTTGCATACGCAAACACCTAAGACTAGGATTTGAAATGAAAATTGAAGTTCTTGGCGTTGACGATACATTGGAGTTTATAGGTAGAAGTGTTGAATCACAGGTTGACACTGTGGCACAAATCTATCTAGAAGAAGCACAGAAAGCAACACCTATTAAAAGTGGTAGAGCTAGAAGAGGTTGGAACAAAGATGTTAAACGCCAAGGATTTTCAGTTAACAATAATGTGCCATATATTGGCAGATTGGAAGAGGGCTATTCAAGACAAGCACCTAAGGGCATCACAGGGCCTGCTCTAAGGCGTGCAAATAGGAGAACAAAAACATTATGAGTAAGGTTTTAGAAAAAGCAACAGCTCACTTCCGTAATAAAATCAGTGGAGATATGAAAAGCATCACAGTCCCAGAATGGGAAGATGCAGAAATATTCTTCAAGGAAGCAAACACATTACAGGAAGAATCAAGGCTACTAACATTAGCACAACAAGGCAAAACAGTTGAGGCATTAGTTGAAACACTAATCACAAAAGCAAGAAACAAAGATGGCACTAAGATGTTTAAGATGGCGGATAAACCAACATTTATGAACGAAGTAGATCCTACAGTGTTGATTAGAGTTTGTAGCGAAATGAACAGTGTCGACAGCAATATGGAGATTGTCGAAAAAAACTAAAGAGCGATCCTGATCTACTTTTTATGTATAGGTTGGCAAAGGATTTGGGTCGCACAGTAAAAGAAGTTATGCAAATGACTACTGCTGAATTTCAAGGATGGATAGCATTCTACAAATATGAAGCAGATGAAAACAAAAAAGCTATGCAAAAAGCTAAAGCAATGCCAAGGAGGTAAAAAATGAGTGAAGTTGTAGTTCGTTTTAGAGGTGATACTAGACAACTAGATCGAGCCCTTCGTGGCATCAACAGAGGTTTGGATCGTGTAGAAAGGAATGCAAAACAAAGCAACAGAGCATTGAAAAGCATTTCAGCTACAGGAGACAGAGTCACTACTGCTCTAAGAGCGGCAGGTGCGGCTTTGATTGCTTTTGGTGCAGGCAGTGTTATAAAAGGCATTGTGACAACTACTGCAAGGTTTGAAGATTTAAGAACAACACTTGCAAGTGTCACAGGTGGTGCACAACAAGGTGCAGAAGCTTTTAAATTCATTAGTGAATTTGCAACTAAAACACAATTTGGTGTTGAAGACTTAACTACAAGTTTTATCAAGTTAAAAGCAAGCGGCATCGAGCCAACAGAAGAATTACTTACACTGTTTACAGATGCCGCGGCTGTGACTACGGACCAAATTGGATCACTACAAGCTATCACAGATTTATTTGCAAGAACAACAGCAGGTGGATTAGGATTAGAAGAACTTAACAGGCTTGCAGACAGAGGTATACCTGTGTTTACTATCTTGCAAGAAAAGTTAGGTAGAAACAGACTTGAACTTAGTGACTTAGGTAAAACAGCAGAAGGTGCTAACGAAATCCTAACAGCCTTAAGTGAAGGTATTAGAGAAAGATTTGGTGGTGCTACTGAAAACAGAATTAACAATGTAAGCACTCAATTTAGCAATCTACAAATTGCAATTACCAATGCGGCTGATGCAATTGGTAGTCAAGGTTTTGCTCTAGCACTTGGACAAACAGCAGTCCAAATTACAGAATTTATTACAAACAATGAAGCAATGGTTAAGTCAATTGGAGAAGGTTTAACTTATGCATTCTTGTATGCTAAGGAAACTGCCTATGCGTTGATACAAAACATTGAATTGTTAGGTAAAGCAATGGCTGTTGTGATTGGTATTGCAATGGGTCGCTGGGCTATTGGTGTAGGCACTGCAATGGCAGGTTTAGCTATGACAGTAGGTGGTGGAGTAGTCAAGGCATTTGGTTTCTTAGGCAAAGTTTTAAGAGCAACTGCAATCCTAGCCGCAAGACATCCACTTATCGGTGCTGTTGCATTGGTTATTGGCGGTATTGAATATCTAACAGGTGCAGTTTCTGGACTTGCAGAAAAATTAGGATTGATTGGTGAAGACAGTGCATTGGATCAATTGGTAGATGATGCAGGAAAACTTGCTTCAACAATTTCAGGTCCTGTTGTAAAAGGTTTAGAAGATTTCAGCGGCATTCAGGATCGTGTAAATCAACAATTTAATGATATACAATCTACACTAGAAAAACAAGCTGATGTCACTCAACCTAAAATTACACAAGAAGTAGAAAAACAAGATGCCGCACTACAAAGACAAGCTACAACTGTCAAGGATATTCTAGATAGTAAGTTTGAAGAACTTAGAATAAGTCAATTATCTACATCTGAACAACAACGCTTCAATCTAGAAAAAGAAATACAACAAAAGGTTGGTAGAGAATTAACAGCAGACGAAAAAGAAAGATTGGGTCTGTTAGTTAAACAAACTCAACAAATAAGAGATCAAGAAAAAGCCTTTGAACAACTTAAACAAGCAATGGACAAAGGTATGGCTTTTGAAGAAAGAGCTATAGGACTTACTAGAATTGGAGCAGATACTCCGCTAGGCGATTTAGAAACAGCTTATGATTTAGCAAAACAACAACAAGACAATTATCTGCGAAACGCAATGATTTCTGAAGCTAAACACAAACAAAATCTAATGGACCTTGAAAGACAGTTCCAAATTGAAAAGGCTAGAATCCAACAGAAAGCAGTAGAAAATAATATAAGGAATATGTTCCGCGAAGGTGAAGCACTAAAAAGTCTTTATAATTTCCAAGTAAGTGCAGGCGATAAAGCTGTTCTACAACGTATCGGACAAGAAGAAAAAGTTGAAAGAATGGTTGCGGATCGTATTGAATTTGAAAAGAAATCAGAATACGAAAAATACCAATGGGCAGTATCACAAGGTGCAAGTGCATTTGAAGCACTAGGACGCTACAACAAACAAGCGTTTGAAGCAAGCAAAGCATTGCGTATTGCAGAAGCGATTATGAACACCTATACTGGTGCAACCCTAGCACTTGCTACATATCCGCCACCCTTTAACTTTATTGGTGCGGCGGCAGTTGTTGCGGCTGGTTTAGCAAACATTGCTACAATTAGAAGCCAAAGTTATCAAGGTAGACAGTTAGGTGGACCAGTTGCACAAGGTGAAACTTATATGGTTGGTGAAGCAGGACCAGAATTGTTTACACCTAGCACAAGTGGTAGAATAGATAGAATGGACAGTTTAGGTGGATCACCTGTAGAAATAACATTCAATATCAATGCTGTTGATGCCGCAAGTGTTGATGAATTACTAATACAAAGAAAAGGCACAATCCAACAGGTTATATCAGATGCTATGTTGGAAAGAGGACAAAGGAGTAGATTCTAATGGCAGATTTAGCAAGTCAATATCCAACTACACCTGGTTTTAACGCTGTAAGTTTTCAAGTGAACAC